GTGCCACGGACTTCTTCTTAGCGGTTTTCTTAGGTTGTTCCACCGGAGCTTCTTCTGCGGTATCGTCTCCAAACAAGTCATCAGATACTACAGGAGTTTGAGCTTCGTTAACTTTGGCTGAAGCAACATTTGCAGGGGAGACAGTTTCAAAGGGGTTGTCACTATCTAACTCAAACCCATCTGCTACTACACCGAACGGAGATGACGCTTCCATAGGTAAGTACTTAATTACCTGTACAGCACGTAAGCGTATGGATACACCTGCTCCACTTATCATATTATACGGATAGAAGGTAACAGCAACATTAGCCGTACTGCCCGTAGTAAGTTGAAAGTCCTCTGGTAACTCCTTACTCTTAGCGTCAAACTGCTTTGGGGGATCAGTAGCTTCCTTACCATATGCCGCTTTAAGTACAGCCTTACCTGTAAACGAACCGTCTTCCTGCTTGTCGAAGGGAAATGCAATCTTATCAGGCCAATTTTTCTCCCTTGCTTTTTGGTAAGCCTCATCCATCTGTCCATACAAAGACTTGGCTTTGTCTTTATCCATGCTAAACTTTGTCTCGTACTTAGCACCGTCCTCAAACGCGTCACAGGGTACACTCTTACCGTTTTCACCTGCTGAAGCATCGTATCTATAAGGTTGGTTAATACGTGGATAAAGTATTTCTACGTTTTCAATAATATAACTCATACTAATTTCCTTTACTGGTTGCGTTTAATTCAAAACCTTCTACTGCTGAGAAAGGAGACTTAGGTTCCGCAGGCACGTCTAGACTTATAGCCTTTAACGTGTCGGGGTTGTTCTTTAACTCTGAAACCTTGGTTGCCTCGCCTTCATTCAACGAACGTATTGGTTTAAAATAAAGTTTAGGGATCGGACTTTGTTCATCAAAATATACTCGCGTAACAATGCGAGTTGCTACAGAACCTCTGCTAGACAAAAACTTAACATATCCTTGCATCGGCATGTGTCCACTGTTACCCCTACCGTATATAGATGTAGCAGGTAACTGTAGTTGGTATACCTCGTCTAGTTGTCCATCAAACACAACAGCTAGGCGTTGGGCAAACCTACAAGCACGTCCACGGTTACTCCCTGACCCACGTATATTCTGTGGGCAATCCATACAACGGGCGGCTTGCTTGTTCTCTTCAAGTACATCTATAGAAGGTCTTTGCGTATCTGCTGACCAACACGTTGGTGCCACTGACCTGTTAGGGTCGTAAGCATTCTCAAAATATGATCGTGATACAGGTGCCGCATTAACAATTATGATGTCCTTAAAGTCTTCTTCTATAATAGCTGTTTCTTTCCCAACCACAATAGAAAACTTACTACCGTACAAACTAATTCGACGCACACTAGATATCCTCGTCGAATAACGCTTCCATTTCTTTGGCAGTTACTAAGGATTCCTTTCTCTCCATGTGACTTGCTACCATCTCCTCGGCTTGTTTTTGTACGCCTAGATGAGAAGTCTTGCTAGTTTTCAACCCGTCCTCTGTAGGATCAGCCTTAGATCCATTAGCCAGTAACGAGTCAGTCACGTCTGAAATCCTAAACCTGTAAGTACTGCCTACTTTGATATAAGAATCAGGGGTTATGTTTTTTCTGCGTACCCACGCACGTATAGTTGATACCGATACCGCAAAGTGGTCGGCTATCTCCTCTATAGGTACAAACGTTTCTTTCTTTTTCATTATTTTTTCCTTACCGCAACTGCGTATTCTGAATCTACGTTAAGACCTTTAGGTACAAGGTCGGGGTTGTCTTCTAAAAACTGCCGAACATTACCTTGGTTAAGACGTTTATCAAAGAACTCTGGTACCTCGTTCTCCATAACAAATTTGTACATAGACTCCCAATCGCTAGTCCAATACCTAGTCTTAACTGATCTGTAAAATAAACCTGCTGATGTCTTAACACTCTCTACACCTTGATCCTCGCAGTATTTGAGCAGTGCGCCTTTTATTGTCTCAAGACTATTCGCAAGCTTAGAGTCCTTATCTTTGAACTCTGCTGACAGTTCAGCTCTCTTTACCTTTATCTTCAAGTAAGTCTCGGTCAGTTTCTCAGGGGTTACATTGCTACTCATACTTCCTCCAATCGTTGACGAGATGTACACTTTAGTGACTATTTGTACGCTAGTCAAGTATTTCTTTGTAAAGGTCAATCATTTTTGTGTGTACGTCTATTCTACTATCTAACAGTGTGTAAACACGTTTCTCTACGCTAGATCCTTGTAGCTGAACAACTGTACATTTATGATCTTGTCCTGACCTATGCACACGAGCGTTAGCTTGTAGATAAGTTTCTAGTGAGCTTGTCGGCCCCCACCATACTACGGTGTTTGCCGCTGTTAACGTAACACCGTGAGCCGCAGACTGAGGTTGAATAACTAGTACCCTTGGATCATCTTGCTCTTGGAATTGTTTAAATATCCTAGTTCGGTTAGGGGCGCTTACATCCCCACGTATTATTTCCGTAGGTATATTATCCTCTCGTAGCTTATTAGTAAGTATGTCTATTACATGCTTAAAGGGAACAAACACTAATACTTTCTTACTAGACTCATCTATGACTTCTCTTAACACTTTATAGCGGTGTCTTATATCAAACTCTAGTGCTCCTCCATCGTCTGTGTAGACTGCCCCTGCGGATATTTGTAGCAGTTTGTTCATGCTCACTGCCGCATTGACAGCGGTTATCTGCTCACCTGATGCCTGCATTACCATCCTGTCTTTTAACTCTTTGTAATACTTCTTCTGTTGACGTGTTAACTCAACCTCTCTCTTAACATATATCATTGGTGGTAAATCAAGGCACTCTTCTTTAGTAAATCGGATAGCAGGTTGTAACGCGTTATACACTGTCTCTGTAGCTGTCTCTTGAGCCACCCATTTAAAGTTAGTTACCTTACGCATTACTTGGTCGCGGAAAGAACCAAAGAACTTAGGTACGCTATTGGGGTTTATTAACTTGGCTAAACCGTACGCATCCAAAGGGCTTTGTGCCGCAGGGGTACCTGTCATCATCCATAACCAAGTGTTAGGTTTGATTAACCTGTTTAGAGTCTTCCATCTAGCAGTCTGAGGATTCTTATAATGAGTAGCTTCATCTATGATTATTAGATCAAAGCCTCCATTAGCGATTGTGTCTTCGACGATAGCTAGCCCATCGTAATTTATTACTACGTAGTCAGCACCGTTGTTAATAATTTTCTTACGTTTCTCTGCCGCACCGTAGGCTACATCAACTGTCCTGTGCATAGCGAACTTAAACAAATCATCACGCCATGCGGAATCCATAATAGATAGTGGGCATATGACTAGCACGCGGTTGATACTACCAATGTTTAGTAGGTAATCAGATGCCCATATAGCGGATGCTGTCTTACCTGTACCTTGCTCATTAAAGCAAAACGACTTACGGTTAAGTGTTAAAAAGGCAGAGGTAGTTTTCTGGTGGTCGAATGGTGCGTACTGCCCAGTCCATTCATACTTACCTTCTATAGGAGAAGGTACCTTTATATTTAAGTTACGGAGTACATGAGCCTCTTCTATACCCCAGTTAACTAACACTTGGTTATCTGCTAACTCTTTACTCTTTGGTATTACCGTAGTCACTTGACTAGGGTTGCGAAGGCGTAACAACAACGCCCTGTTGTCTACTATCTGCATATTTTCATTGTCCTGTTAACTTGTTACGTGGTTGGTATCTACATAAAAGTGTAAAAAGTTTACAATAATGCTCATAATTAGCGCATTAGCGCATTTAAAATAAGCCCTGCTTCGTCCACAGATAGGGCTAAGTCTGCCTTGTTATATACTTTGGACTTCCTAAATTTTATACGTCAGGGGGAATCGCCTCGGAGGGCAACGTATTTTCTTTTATGACGCATCTAGGCAACGTCTCATACATACCAATTAAGTATTACCAATCCCTACTAAACCTGTGTAGAATGCCGCCTCCAAACAAATACTCCAGAGGCATCAGTGATAATTTATATGTTAATTTTTGTTCTAGTATCCCTAGCCGCAGTAGCTAATCAAGACTTATAGTTCCTACTACGGTTAGCAGATTTACTCTCCACACGCACACCATCCTTATTACTACCACCCTTACTCAATGCTTTGTTATGGCTAACATCTTTACCTTCTCGCTTGTCAGCCCTACCATCATTATTAGCATCTACGCTGTTTCTGTCCATAGCTCGTCTAGCGCGTTGTCTTTCCATACGTGCTTTATGTGCAGGACTACCCACTGGTGGGTTCTTTTGTTTCTTTCGGTCTGCTTTATTTTTATATGGCATTAGTTTCTCCCATTGTAAACACATTCTGTTACTACGCAGTGACGTTTGCATAGTCCACTTTGGTTAGCATTCCACACATCTTTTATGTAGGCTTGCTCCATACGATTGTAATCGGCAAGCCACTTAGCCCACAGGCTCGGTGCTACTGTATAGTCATACTGTTCTTTCACTAACTCGTTACACACTACAAACACTAATCCACCACGTACCGTTTCTATGTCGGGGTAGTACTTAAATACTGCTAGAGCCATAAGCTCCAACTGACCCCTATCTGCATACCTAGTGTTCTTGCTTGTCTTGTAGTCTATAACCCATGCTACCTTAGATTCCCTATCAAGAATAACCAAATCTGCTATGCCTCTCCACCATACATCACTGGCAAAAAAGTCGCAGGGTTCTAGGTTCTCTGTGAGTCCCATCTTCAACTCACATATCTTCTCTCCCTTCTTATCTATAAGAGAGTCTAGTACTGCCTTACCGTACATAAACTTGTTAGGTAGGGGCGTACCATCCTTAACGTATTCTTCTGCCGCTAAGTGAAACGCTGTACCGTAGTACATTGCTTCTGTCTCAGGTTCTTTATAATCCTTGACCACCTTGAGGTGGTGAAACTTCTTGGGGCACTGCTCAAATGATTTGATCTTAGAGAACGACCAAGGTTTTATACTCACTTATTCTGATCCTTTTCTATTGCTTCAGCCGCTTCGTATAGTCCTTCTATAAGAGTATGTAACATCTCCACATCAAGTACAATTTGTCTCTTATGCGAAGTAGTGCCTTCAACATCTATTTGTCGTACAAATACGAGAATACCTTGTTCATGGTCTTCCCCCACGATTATTTGCATGTGGGGGCCATTGGTCTCAACGTCCTTAGTCTTCTTCCAACTCTTATGCTTGTTCATATCTATAACATTACTCATCAGGTTCACAATCTCCGTAGGCTTTGGCTATACCAGACTCGCAGTCTAGAGGTAAACCTTCCGCCCATTCAGGTGTATTACGCATACACGCTTCTATGTATGCCTGTGCTTCTTTAGCTTCATCTATCGGTACGCAACATATTACGGAATCGTGTACTGTAAGCACTGCTCGGTACTTCTTGGTTATATTTATCAACTGATCCCCAATTATACATCTTGCGTATGCTTGGCATATGTTCTCTACCACCTTACCACCGTATATTCTGGTTCGGCCATTCCTAGTCTTATAATCAAACTCAATACCTTTAGTGCCTTGTGTCCACGATAGATCGTCATAACGCATGTTGAGTCCAGAGGGTAGTATTGTCCATGCGTTACCATTATCCGACCCATACTTAACTATACCTCTTGGGCCAAACGTACCGTAGTTACCATGGGACATATCAACTAGCATTGCCTGACATGTTCTCCATAGCTTATCTATATTAGCGTTGGCCTCGCGATATATCTTTACAACCCGACGACCTTCTAGCAGTGGCATGTCTACTCCAAACGTCTTTAGCTGTTCTACGAATCGTTCTGCCCCCATACCGTACCCACAACCTAGAATAGTAGTCTTACCTACAAACCGTTGTTCTTTAGTTACTTGCTCTTCGGGTATGTTATATATGACAGCCGCCATTTTTATATACACGTCTTCCTTGTTAGCGAAGGCTGAAACCAGTCCCCCCTCCTCTGCCAACCATGCCAACACTCGCGCTTCAATCTGTGAGGAATCACAATCAATCAGTGTGTAACCTTCGGGCGCAATGATACTCTTCTTTAACTTCTTACCATGTTGTCCACGACTAGGTAGGTTCTGCATGTTTATCTTATCATCCCCTCCCCATCTGCCAGTGTGTGCGGCATAGTATCTGATGGGTATAGGCATTAGTCCCCGACTAGCGATACCTATAAATCTCTCGGTGCGAGACTCTTCAAGTGTACTCTTCGTACCTAAACGTGTTGACACTAACGTCTGTACTCGTGGGTCTTGGTGGTTAAGTAAAGCTTTGAACCCTTCGTCTGACTTGGCGAATGCAAATGTTTGCTTGCCTGTAGTATGACTTAATTTCATAGGGGGTAAAACGCCTAACCCTTTAAGCAACTCAGCAAACTTAGGGTTACTCATCAACTCCTTCTTAGTCACTCCAGAAGCTGTTATGAGATCCTCTTTAATTTTTTTAGTTGCTTCAAGGTGTAGGTGTAACATAGGTAGGTCTAGGTCTAACATAGGCTCAGTGAACATACGCAAGGTACGATCTATTATGCGTAGTTCCTGTTTCGGAAAGTCCTTACCCATAATAGAGAATAACTTATACGTTAACTCAACGTCATTAACGCAGTAGTCTCCATACTTATCTAATTCTGACTCGGTGAAGTCTCCAAGCCTCTTACCCATAGCGTCTACTACTTCTGTACCCTTCTCTCCTATCTTGTACCGTTGTGCTAGTACCGCAAGTGAACCACCCACTTCCACACCATGTAGGGCACGAGCAATACACAGAGTATCGGTAAGTATACGAGG